CGAAGCCGCAACTACGAAAATGACATTATTGAGTAGTGGTAATTTAGGAGTCAACATTGCAGTCCCGACAGAAAAATTTGAGGTCGAAGGAAATGCAAAAATTTCTGGAAGCGGAAATATAAAAGCTATTTTAAAAACAACAACTTGTGCTTTAATAACGGGTGTTGATGCTTCCGTAGAATTTGAGACAACGGACGCAACTTATGCGACTTTGCATAGGATATTTTTAAGAGCAAGAAACAATTCCTTAGTAATAGAACACAAAACTATAAACGCAGTTACTAATACTGGTCAAGTAATTGTTACGGGCAGCAATGGTCCTGGGTCTATTTGGATAGCAAATAGCGCTGCATCACCAGCACTAGGCGATTCAATGGGTGCATTAACATTTGGAACAACCGAAAATAAATCGCATGTTCTTGTAGCCTTACATGGAGATTATGACACTGGAAAAGTTGGTGGTGGAAAACTCATCTTGTATCAAAAAGATGGTTCTATAACACCAACATTCAGAGAAAACGTAACATTTGACGGATTAAACCGCAGAGTTGGAATAAACGATACGGCACCTGGTGAAACTCTTGATGTAAATGGAAACATAAACATTACCGGAGCCTTAAAGATCGATGATGTACAAGTAATTAAAGAACAACAGGCCGCAATTGCAGACGCTAAGACTAATTATGCAGCAGGAGAATTAGACACAGAAGCAAAAATAATAAGCGCTATCAATGCCAGCAATACAACCATGAATGCCATACTTGCAAGACTTCGGACGCATGGTTTAATAGCTACGTAAACAACTTTAAGTAAATAATGTAAAATGTTTAATAACAATAACAAAAATCATTTGAAAAATAGCAAAAATGAATATATTTTATAGTAAAGGAGGAGTATAATGGCACTCCAACGTCCGGCATGGCTCAAAGAGCATCTCAAAAAACAAGTTCCAGATCAAATAACCATTCTTAGTAAATCTTCCATGTATGAGCCTATTAGTACGGGCAATGGAATGGATGGAAAACCACAAGTAGCAATGCCGGTAGATCGCATGTTACACGAAAGAGAAACGGTACTAAATGCAGCTACTACCGAAGCACTTGGAGGGAAAAAAGCCGTTCGTGATATGATAATGGGACACCTTTCTGAAAAAGGCATAAATAAAATGCCTATGCCAAAAGAAAGCACGATAAGACAAGCAGCTTCAAACAATATGCAAAAAGCTGGTTATGTTACAGGAAACATGCCAGATATGAGAAGAATGGCAGGATATGTAACTGGTACGCCTTTTGATGAAAACTCAGACTATACAAAACTTACGCGCACAGGCGAAGATGCCGGTACAGAACAGTCAAGGCCAACGACAACAACCAACGCTCCAGTGCTGCCAGATCCAGGTGAAGACGGAAGGATAGCAGACAGAGCAACTCCAGTGCTGCCAGATCCAGGTGAAGACGGAAGGATAGCAGACAGAGCAACTCCAGTGCTGCCAGATCCAGGTGAAGACGGAAGGATAGCAGACAGAGCAACTCCAGTTCAAGACACTACCGCTAATTATCTAAGAAATACCGGATTTGCTTCTATGGAAGAAGCTACAGCAGCAAGAAAACTTGGCATAACCAACAAAAAAGATTACGACGCTGAATTAGCAGCTAGAAACGCTCCGGTGCAAACTATAGGCACAGGCGCACAAATGCCAGACGCCAGAGGTATGAACACGTTTAGACAGCAGTATGATTATGCAGCACAGCAGGCAGACGCACGTTCAGCAGTCGGACAGCAGGCATTAGCTATGCAGATGGCTCAGAATCCTAACCTCACTCAAGGCGCACAAAATACGATGATTCAAGAGCAGTTGATGGCAAGAGGCGCACAGCAGTCAAAGCTTGCTGGAGATGCAGCACAGTCAGCTTATGGAATCCAGAGAGAACAAAACCAGAAAGCCATGGATGCTATGTTGGCAGCCGGTGATGTTGATGGATATGCAAAGATGTTCCAAGAAGAGTATGGAATGCCTATAAATAAGACTGCAATGAGTTCTACTCTTAACCAAAAAGCTTTAAGCACTTCAACGAACGGACTTAATACAAGAATTGCTCAATTGGGTGAAGACGCAACATTAGACGATCCATTAACAAAGAATTATCTTGAGGGTATTTGGGCAGCTACAGGTAATACTGGAACTATGGACGCTCAATGGGCTAATAGTTTCTTACAGAGAGAAAGAGATTCATACAATCCAGTTTATCAGGCAATGAAATTTTATCCTGAAAAAAATGCTCGCATGCTTTGGGGTGACGAGGCGATTGATGGCATGGTTGATGAACTAACAGGGACAACCGGATACAACGCTTTCCAGAGAAAATATGCTAGAGGCATGGCGACAGCTTTCAGTTCTTACGATCCAGCAACTCAAGATTTCAAAGTAGCAAACGATAGCTTCCTAGAAAGCCTATTTAACCCTAAAGGCAGCGGTACACGGTTAGGAACACAGACCAGCAAACCTAAACTGACCTATTCACAAGAAAACCTGTATAAGGCTAGAGATGCAGGATTTGACAGCATTGATGCATATAATGCAAGTCTCGGTTCTAATGCAGACGCACCAGCAGCACCAACATTCACTTATTCAACAATTAAAACAGGCGATACCGTAGATTATAACGGCGAAAAGTGGACAGTTGGAACAGACGTTGACGGCAAAAAGGTTATGCGATCTGAAAGCGGAAAATGGGCAAACGTTGGAAGTGACGATATTCTGAATGAATATACTACGGACAACACAACCGGACTTCAAACCATTGGAGGCAGAACCTATAATAACGGCACTGAAGTAACTGCAAAGGTTGGAGGTAAAGACCTTCCCATAAATAAAGAGGGAAATGAAAGTTTTATCATGGTTGGCACTCAGAGAGTTCCGGTAACAGTAAACGAAGCAGGCAACGTTTCCATTAAAGGCTCTTTTGTTGACGGTGGAAAACTTTATGTGAACGGTAATGAAATAAAAGTTGGAAGTGCTTCTCTAAATTTACCAGCAACAGCGATAGAAGATTTTGCCAACGCCAGACCAGTTCTTGCGACAGTTGGAGGCAAAACCTATAAAGTAACAGATAATGGAGCCGCACCGGTTCTTTATTCTACGGATGATTTCGCAAGCGATCTCGGCATTATGAAGCCAGAACAAACCGTTAGCATGATTGATTCATTGGTAGCCAATGGAAAAAACAAGGATGCAATTTACAAATCCTATGCTGATTCTCTATCTGGAAATACACCCGATCCAGTTATTTTGAGCAAACTGCTTTCTATCGGAAGCGCAAAAGCTCTCGAGAACTTGCCAGCACTTCTTAGTAGTGGAAAAATAAATATCAACCAATATCCAGAAATACTTAGTGCCGTAACTAAAATGGCAACAAATCCAGGTACTGGAAGCATCAAAGAGAGATCTGGCTATAAGGGGAGAGTAACATACGACGCAAATCCAATCGCACAAAACACTATTCCTGCACCTGGAAGTATAACAACGCTTAACGGTAAACAGTACTATGTGAAAGCCGCTCCAGAAAGAATCGACGCTGCTTTAAATTATTGGAACTACCCAAGAGTGCTTGTTGCTCTTGACGGTAGCGGCAGAGAAATTACTCAAAACTATTTAAGCACGTAAGGAGATTTTAATATGTTACCAGAAACAGCATCACTATTAAATACAGGAATAACAGCAGGGACTTCCCTTCTTGGCTCCTTTCTCTCATATCTTGGAATGGACAATCAGCTAGACCTGTATAAACAACAGCTTGCTGACACAAAAGAAATGTTTGGACAGCAGAGAGCCGATACGAAATATCAGTTCGACACCACCATGGGCGAACAGAGCAGGCAGTTTGATAAAGGGTATGGGCTTAAAAAAACAGAGATGGGTAATGCTTTTCAGCTTTCCAGCAGAGGCTTAGACATTCAGGAAAAAGGACTTGACGCACAGTTAGCAGAGACGTCTCTTGCTCGAAAAGAAGCTGCTGCACAGAAAAAAGAAAACAATCGGTTAATGTTTCTATCTAATTTAACAAAATTCATGAACACTCCGCAGGGCAGAGCAGCCACTGCTTCAATGTTCAGATACTGAGGTAAAATATGGCAGTAGCACAGATACCAAATATGCCAGCAATGCCCGATATTCAAAGCGGTTACGCTAAAATAGGCGAACAGATCGCAGGCGTAGGTAAACAAATAGGTGGAGCCATTGTTGATTTTGCATCAGCACAAGGCAAGAAGAAGCTGATTGATGAGATCAAAGTTAAATATCCTACAGTAGTTCAAGCCTATCCTGAAGATGTTTTGATGCAGATGGATAATAAAGAACTCGGAATGAGACTTGCAGCAGTAGTAGGAATTGAGAATGCTATTCCTAAACTGAAAGAAGTTGATCCAAAATTCAGTACTGCCGATATTGAACAAATGAAAGCTGAAATATTTAAACAGCCAGACCAAGCCCGGACGATTGCAAGGGACTGGATGGCAATAGCTGAAAAGAACAGACAAGATAGCGTAAACAAAGAATCTCTCGCAATGGTTGGAGGGCAACCAGCACAACCAGCGATGCCGCAGGCCACGCCTCAAACACCATCAACTATAAGTGAGGCAGATTTAACAAGGGAAACCAACGACCTTTTAAATACGTCAAAACCAGTAATTAACAACACGATGCCAGCCGAGAACACTTCTTCACTAGGACAGCAATTAGCGGCCGTTGACGCTGAAAGAACACCAACAATGCCATCGGTTTCACAGAGGCCAAGAACAAGAGAGGGTATTTATGGTGATATTTCCGCATCGGGTAAAATACCGGACAAGGCAACGCAGGAAATAATCGACAAAGCATCAAGATCTGAAAAGGACATAAACGCTGAAGACATTAAGCGAGATACATTAAAGCAAAAACAGGAAGCAGCAGCAGCAGCTATTCTACGAAGAGCCAAGGAACACCAAGATAGAATGACTCTTGGAAATAGAAATGCGAAGGCAACGGAAGATCTTGTTGCGCTAACAGCCATACAGAAAGTAACAGATATAAGTAAAGATCAAATTGATGCCGAAGTTAAAGCAGGAGAAGCAGAACAAACGGCAGCAGCACTTGAACCTGGAGTTTTACGAGACGCCTACGTAAAGAGCGCAATAGAACTACGCCAAAAAGCTGGTATAATGAGTCCTAATCTTACCGTAGCGCAGGGAGTAGCCTCAGGAATAGTAAAAACCGCCGAAACAAGGAATCCTAAAATAGCAGAAGCCGTAGGAAATCAAAAACGATCTAGAGAACAGGAAGAAGCAATAAGAGCATACGATCTAGAAGTAAAAGGAACGTCAAAGCCTAAATATTCTGAAATAGACCCAAAACAACAGTCCGAAGCACTCAAAAAAATAGTTGAGCTATATAGAAAATCTAAAAAGAAATAAGAGGACGTAATGGGAATATTTGACGATTTAGACTTCACGAAATCGCCTGCTAAAAAAGGTATTTTCGACGACCTCGATTTTTCAGTAAAAGAAGATGAACCAAAATATCCGGGCAAAGTAACTACTGAAATTGACACCGCTTATATGGAATCCAGACCAAAAGCAGGAGAACCATATAAGCCAGCCAAAGAAGAACCGGCAGATAGCATATTCGCTGATCTAGACTTCTCGAAGCCTGAAGCTCCGACCGTTTCGCAACCACCAGTTTCACCAGAAGAATTTAATCAGTTCATTCCAAAGCCACAAGTAGCAACAGCACCACAGATAGTTGAAACGCCTGCACCAGTAGCAAATTATGGAAGAACACTTCAGGCTCAAAAGTTTGCAGGAATAGATCCTCTTGCAAGAAAACCACGTGGAGCAAGCGGAACATGGGCAGAGGGAACAACCACGCCAGAACCAACTACGGAAGAAAGATTAGCCAGCAGAAAGATTGATGAAGCAATTGACCGTCAAACAGGAGAAGGTCAGGGCATAATAGGCAGCACAATCGAAAGTATCGGCAAACTTGAAAGCGCACTTAGGAATAGTGCAAAGAGAGTAGGAAAGGGACTACTTACTACAGCCTCAATGGTTGGTACAGAGGCGCAGACACCTTATGGCGAAATTCCACAAACAGAAGGTGAAAAGCAAAAACAAGAAATATTAAAAGAGTCATTGCCGGGAATATTGGAAGAAATAGATAAGATTAAAATACTCCAGCCGTCCGAACTTCAGAAGCAAACCGAAACTGAAGATATGGCTGATTTGAAAACATACTTTGACAATCCGACAGATATTAAGAAGTTGCCAATCGGTGCAATACTCAGAGTTTCTGCTGGTAGCAGTGCAAATATGGCAGCTTCAATGCTTAATCCGGTTGCTGGATATGCTGCAAACTTCAGTCAAGTACAGTCTGAAACAGCGCAGCAAATGAGAAAACTCGGCATTACTGATGCAGACATTATAAAGTCATATTCTACCATGAGCGCAGCACCACAAGCAGCCGTAGAAACTGTAACAGACCTCTTTTTGTTGGGTAAAAATCTTCCTGGTGTTAAGCAGATAAGTAAGAAGATTGCAAGTAAAATGGCATCACCGGTAATGAAAAAACTTCAGGCATTAGGTGCCGATGTGACCGCACTGGCCTCTGAAGGTGGTGAAGAAGTTCTACAAAACAATATAGATGAAGTATTTGTTGCGACGGCAGTAAAAGCACAGCGAGATAAGTTAATAAAAGAAAATCTTCCAACTACAGATCTTGATTCCAGATATCAGCAATATCTCGAAAGTAAGAAAGGTGATCTTAGTGATGCAGCTACTTTCGCACTTGGAGCATTGGCAGCAGTTCCAATTAGAGGAGGCGTAAGAGTTCTTGAAACGATAGGAAATGTAGCAGAAAAAGCAGACCAGAAAAAACTTAAACTACAGGAGGTTAAACAACCCGAAATAACCACACCTACACCCGACGTGCTCACGACTGAGCCACAGCAGCAACCTGCACAAAAAGCAGAAGCGACCAGCGCACCTGGCGTTGAAACTCCTGCGGTGATGACTGAAAAGGCGCAAGAAGCGCAAGCAAGCGCAAGCCCAGCGCAAGAGAGCGCAAAGAAATCATGGACAGACCTAAGACTTGAAACACCTTCTGATTTTTGGAAGATGAGCGAATCCGATAGAAACATACTTGCCGAACTTTTAGACGATAAGAGCATTGAAGTAATAAACGCACTCAAACCCGCTAATATAGAGCAGCCAATAAAATCGACAGTTGAAGCAGTCTCCGCACCGGAACAACCACCGGTTACACAGGAGGCGGTATCCGTACCTACTCCGACAACGGAGACTACTTCAGCGGTTGAACCAACCGTTTCCAAAACAGAAGCAGTTCCAAAAACAGCAAATCAGCCAGTTATCGACGAAAAAATGACCCAAAGTGCTGAGATTCCAACTTCAAAACCCATGTCAAAGAAGTTAGACAAATTCCGAGAAGATGTTCCAATTAGAGTGCAGGAAGAACTGACACCGGAAGAAAAAGCTCAAAAAGAACAAGAACGTGCTACAAGAAAAGCCAAGTTGCTAAAAAAACGTGAACTTGCTCTCAAAGGTATTGATGAAAATGGAAAGCCTATTCCTGAAGATAGAAGAGAGAGAGCCATTGTCGAAACTATGGCCGAAGATATTCTCGATCAGATGGAAGAAGGTGTAAAAGAAAAACGCTATGTATGGGGCATGGTAACACGCGCAAACCCGGCTACTGTTTTGAAACTGAATGAAACTATTCTGCTTAATGTTCCAAAAGAACGAAGAAGGGCAGAAGTAAAAAGAGTATTCAACGTACAGCCAGATGAGTATATGGACGAAAATTACAATATCTCATCCAGAAAAGGCATTGACGAATATTCATCAGCATACGAAGCTGAAATAAAAGGTGATGACTGGTACGGACAAAGCGCACAGCAAGACAAAGGCGAGGAAGCCTTTATTGAGACTGGCATGGAATATTATGACATGTCAAGAGGCAAAGGATTACCATCACTAGCCAAAGCAAAAAGACTGGCATACGAACAGAGAAAAAAAGAAAAAGATCAAGAGAAACAGTATGAGCCTGAGTTCGGTTATGATATGTCACACGCTGAATATATCGGACGCAGAAAGGAAGCTAAAAAGCAAAATGACCAAGAGACAATAAAAGAACTTGACACCACTTATCCTAAATACTATGATAGAATGATAAAGGAATATGGATCTGAGGAAGGTTTTAGAAGTAGGATAAATGAAGATGATAGAACTACCAACAGGACACAGGACACTAACGACACCGGACGGAGATCTAATCAGATTCCAGATGAGGTCGATAGACGCGTTACAGAGAGACATAGAGACGCAGTTGGAACGCTTGCCGATCTTATCACGCCTCGCAGGGAAGATGGCAGTATGGCTACTGAAGCACCGATCAAGCCGGTTGCAGACAATCGGGCAACAAATCGGATCATTAGCGTATTACGGACACTTTTCCCTTCAATCGAAATCTACTCTTTCGTGGCCAATGAAAATTCTCTGGCACCTGTTCGGGACAACGGTATATTCTTCAAAGGCAAGATATTCGTTAATCGAGACTCAAAAAATGCGGAACTCTTTACTATAGGCCATGAGTTAAATCACAGACTTTCTGCACTTCATTCTGACTTTAAAAAACAAGCCGAAAAATATATTCTTGCCAATAAAGGTGCCGAGTATCAGGCAGCCTACGATAAACATTACAGAGCAGAACGAGCAGGCAGACCAAATCTTTCAGAGGAAAGAATCATAGAAATAGCCAAAGAGGAAGTTATTGCCGACCTTGCTGGTAGTTTATGGGCAGACCAAGAGTTTTGGAACGAATTGCACAATCAATCAAAGCCATTATTCCAGAGAGTATTGAGAGACGCGATTAAGATTCTCACAGACATTATCAACGGACTGAAGAACGTACCACAAGCGCAGGGCGTAGTAAAAGACTTAGAAGCATTCAGAAAAGCCTATGCGAAGATGGTTCTTGAAGCATCAAAAAAAGAAGGTGGAAACGTAGAAGCTACAATAGCACAGAACGCACCTCTCTTCTCACGTGTAAATGACATGTTCCAGACAAGCATGTTTGGCAAAGATAAGCCCGATCTTTTCACCGCACCTGAAACAATCAAGGCAAGAGAAGAAAAGAAACCAGTTCAGCCAGCACCTAAAAAAGGTGAACAGCTTGATGCTTTCTCAGGTGGCACTGAAACACAACGCCAGATAGAAGAATTCAAGCGCACCAAAGCAGAACAAGAAGCAGCCACACGCAAAGACGAAAAAGACCTGCCATTATTTAACAACAACGAAGCCGAGAGAGCTAAGGGAGCGCAACAAACGTTATTTAGCCGCAAATCAGACACAGCCTATCTCAAAGCAGTAGAATCAGGCGACATGGAAACAGCACAGAAGATGGTGGACAAAGCAGCAAAAAAAGCTGGATATACTATCGAAACTTTTCATGGAACAACACATGGATTTAATGAATTTACTCAAGAGAGAGCAAATATAGAAAACCACTTCGGTAAAGGTTATTATTTTACAGACAGTAAAAGAGACGCTATTGCCAATTATACAGAAAATGGTGCAGACCTTACAAATCGCATAGAAAAAATGGCAGAACGTATAGAGGGCAATGAAGAACTGCCAATGGAACAGGCAAGAGCAAAAGCAGAGGAGCTTTTAAAAGGTAATAAGAGCGAAGTAATACCGTTCTATCTAAAATTAGAAAACCCTCTTGACATAACTGAAGACGGCACAAGATACGATGCTCTTGAAACATACAATGAAGAAACGGACGAATATTCAGAAAATGAAGATAGTTTGCCGATGAAATTGTATAACGCCATAAACAGTGTTGCGATGGAATATCCCGAAATGAAGCCGAAGGAATTGTGGAGTGATATAAACGAAAATATTAGCAATGAATGGGATGGTCAATCGGCATACAATATTGATAAAACAATGAGAGAGTCAAACGCTCTTATGGACGTATCAGACGAAAACGGAGACTTGGCAAGCAGTGAAATAATCAGAAAAATATACGAGGAAATGGGATTTGATGGTATTATAATGGACGCAGACTTAGAGTTTGGCAACAGACGAAAAGTTGGTAAGAAAATGGAAATGGACAAAGGAACAAAGCACTATATCACATTCAAAAGTTCAAGTTCAAAGAGATCCGATCCAGTCACCTACGATAATAACGGCAAAGTAATTCCTCTTTCTCAGAGATTCACAGACAGTAATGATATTCGTTATTCTCGCTCAGAAACCCCATTCTATTCAGCACTCTCCAGAGCCTTTGAATCAGCCAAGCAAACATCTATGCCAGCGCAACAATGGAGCCAATGGCTTGATGGTAATGCACCTAAAATGGGCGTCAAGAAAGACGAGATAGAGTGGAGCGGAATAAAAGATTTCCTTAACCTTAAAGGTAAAGAGAAATTAAGCAAAGAGGATATTCAAGCGTATCTTGAGCAAAATGGCGTGAAGGTAAAAGAGATAGAGAAGGGCGCACTAGAGGATAGAAAACTACCTTCCGACTGGAAAGTATACCAATATGGACAAGATGAATACTGGGCAGTTGATGACGCTAATGGAATGACAATAGTAAGCGTGAAAGATAGTAAAGAACAAGCAATAGCAGACGCAAAAAAAATGATACCAGATGCTTCTGTTAATAGCAAGTTTCACGGCTACCAACTACCCGGCGGCAAGAACTACAAAGAACTACTACTGACATTGCCAGATAAAAACCCAAGAATATTATCAAGAGACGAGTTTTATGAATTTAAAGGTTATACATTTGATCAAGTATTAGATATGCCTAAAGATAAGCGAGAAGAACTTTTTAAGGAATGGACTACTTATTCTGATAAAGAAATAGCAAAAAGATCGGTGTCCTTTAAATCATCCCATTTCGACGAACCAAACATCCTTGCACATGTCCGCATGAATGAGCGTACAGACAAAGACGGCAACAAGGTTCTATTTATCGAAGAAATTCAATCGGATTGGTCATCCGCAAAAAGGAAAGGTCAAAATGTTCCAAGCGCTCCTTTTATAAATGACACAAAAGCCTATGTTGCACTCGCACTCAAAAGAATCCTGCGCTATGCAGTGGATAATGGATTTGACAAAGTAGCATGGACTTCGGGAGAGCAACAGGCGGATAGATACGACCTAAGCAAACAGGTTGATAAGGTATCTTATAATAAGCGAGGCGTAAGTGGTATTTTTGAAATATCAATAAGAGACAAAAAACTAAGAGGAAAAACTGGCGAATGGAAATTTGTCGGGGACTTTAAAAAAGAAGAACTACCAGGCGTTATTGGCAAAGACCTCGCAGCTAAAATAATCAAAGATTCTGAAATAGTAGCACAAAAAGAATATTCTGGACTCGATCTCAAAGTTGGCGGCGAAGGTATGACAGCTTTCTACGACAATATCGTACCTCAAGTAGCCAACGACGTTCTGAAGAAAATAGGCGACGGTAAAGTTGAACAGATTGACGTTGATGGACTTGGTAAACAGCAGGGCATTACAATAACGCCAGAAATGAGCAATAAGATAAGCGAAGGATTACCGCTATTCAGCAGAGCTTCAGACGAAATGTTCACCACCTACGACAGAATAAAAGAGATTGAAGCTAAACAGGCAGACCGCAGAACCCTTGTAGCATCAGCCAGAAAAGCACAGGACGGCAGAAACGTCACTCAGATAGTCAGAGAGCAGAGAAAGCGCATGGACGATGAATTAGAGGGCTTACAAAAGAAGCTAACTAGACTTATTAACCAAGTAAGCGATGAGGTATTTGGACGAGCTGAACCGTTATATTCACGCCTTAGTCCTGAAATGGCAGAAGAACTTTATGGCAAGATTGAGAAAAGAACCAACAGAGAAGGTTTATTAAAACGCCTGAGACGAAACGATCAGTCATGGGGTGAAGCACTCAAAGAATTCATGGGTGATATTCTCACTCCTATTTCAACACGCATAAGTAAATTAAGCGAATCCGTTACAACACGCCTTAGAAAGTTTGAATATGACATTGCACAAGCAGACCTGAGAGACACAAAAGCAATACTTCCATGGCTCCAGAAGTTTGAGAAAATGAGTAAGATTGACCAGGCAGTTTATGATATTGCACTGAAAAATGAAGATTTTCAGAAAGTATCCGAACTTAATTCAAAGTACGACATGGCTGAAGAATGGGCAAAAGTTCGTGAACTTCTTGATGATATTTATGTGAGACTTTTCAACACAGGTTTTGACCTCGGACACATCAGTGAATATTTCCCACGTAAAATCATGGATGCAGACGGATTGCTTACAGAGCTTGGAAGTGATGAAGTTACTCAGGGCATGATTGCCGATGAAATTGCTTACAGAGAAGAGCTACTTGGCAGACCACTTACAGTTCATGAAATGGCACAGGCAGCCAATCACGTCATCAGCAGAAGCGAAAAAATGATTAGAGCCGACGGTTCTATGAAAGCCAGAAAAATCACCATTGACGAAAAACTTGATAAGTATTATGATTTTTCTCCTAGTGCAATACTCTCATATATCAGCAACATGAATAAGATGATCGAAATGAAGAAGTTGGCTGACGAGGTTAAGCCTGAAGAATCAGACGCCAATCAGCAGAAACTGGCACCGGTTCTCGAAATGGAAGTAGCAGAAGGCGATCCAAACAGTATCAATCTTGATGAGACTATTGGGAACTATATTGCAAAACTGATTAAAGAAAATAAGCTAAAACCAGAACAACAAGAAGAACTTGTTGGACTCTTGAAAGCCAGATTCAATTACAAACCAACAGACAAGGTAATTGCCAGTATCAAGAATCTCGGTTATCTGACTTCAATGGGTTCCGGGTTCAGTTCCTTTATTACTCAGATAGGCGACTTGGCATGGGCTTATTATAATTCTCCAAAATACGCTACAAAAGCACTAGGACAGGCACTTGCAAGAACTCTCAGCGGTGGAAAGCTCTCAAATAAAACTATCACAAAGGAAGACTTGGGCATTGAAAGAATGGGTGAAGAATTTAAGACCATTGGAGGCTTGAGCAAGGCCGTAAATAAGGTTTTCAAATACACGTTTTTATCAGCAATGGATAACGTAGGTAAAGAGACTTTAATAAATTCAGCATTCGACAAATACCAGTCACAGGCAAAAAAGAACGATCCAGAATTGATGACAGAACTTCAGAGGATATTCGGAGACGAGGCAGAACAGGTTGCTTCAGAACTGGCAGCAGGTGACAAACATTCAGACAATGTGAAGTTCTTACTTTTCAATAAACTCTTGAACTTTCAGCCTATTTCAATGACTGAAATGCCAAAGAGCTATTTGACATCACCAAGAGGCAGAATATTCTACGCATTGAAGACTTTCACGATTAAGCAGTTGGACGTATTCAGAAGAGAAGGGATAGACGCTATTGCCAATGCTAAAACACCAGCAGAGAAAGCCAAAGCAGTACGCAACTTGATGATACTTGTTGGACTTGTTGCAATGGCAAACGGTTCAGCAGACGAGATTAAGGACTGGCTATTTAAACGCAAGACAACGCTTTCTGATAAGGTTATAGACAATCTTCTCCGGTTGGTTGGAGTAAGCAGATACACTGTATGGGAAGCACGTAGAAACGGCCTCTCAAGCGCAATCTGGAACCTTGTTAAGCCACCATTGAACGTGATTGAGTTACCCCTTAGAGATATTGGAAAAGTGAATAAAGATCTGAGCGATGGCGAACCGGTGGACTTTAAGAACTTTGAATCATGGGGCATGGTGCCATTTTTCGGAAAGCATTATGACTGGTGGTTCGGTGCAGCACGCGAGAGACAGATTAAAAAGCAGGAAAAGAATTCACCTTACAGCAAAGCAATTAAGGACGCACGTAAAAAATACAAGGAATATTCACAACTTATGAAAGATAAAAAGTACGAAGAAGCAAAACAGTTCAGAGCCGAAAATCCTGAAGTTGATGTATATTCAGCACCCATTAAAAAAGTTCCTGGTATCAAAGCCGATGTAAAAAAGTTTTTCCGTGACGGCCAGAAAATCCATAAAGAGATTACCGATTTAAGAACTGAGATTGAAGATGCAACAGACGAAGCGGTTAAGGCGAAGAAAAAGCAGAAGCTTGAAGAACTTCAAATGGAGTTCGTGAACAAATACAACGAGGCCATACAGCAGGCCAAAAACAACAAGGAATAACAGAATGGAACCAGCAGCAGAGGTAGCAAAAACAGCATCTACAGTACAGTATAATCTCGGAGTGGTAATAGGCGCACTGTCTATCGCCGCGATGTTCATAGCAAGCAAATGGCAGACGATAATGGCTTTTATCCGAAACAAACCACGACCTAAAGTAATAACAAAAACAGAAGTGGAAACCATGATTCAATACAGCAGAACAAGTATTGAAGCCACGATTAAAAAATACCCTGAACGGGTAGAGGTAGAAAACATGATTAAAGAGCATGACGCTGCTGCCACAAGCAAAACAGAGTTATTGATCTCTAAACACGAAAAGAGTTGCATGCAATGCTTGGATACCCGATTTAGAGAGCAGGCTGAAATTGAAAGAGAGTATAGAAAACAGGAAGCAGAAGACCGCAAAGAGTTTCGTAGAGAGATGTTAGATACCACCAGACGCATTCACGAGAGAATAGACGTACTGGCGGAAAAGAAATGATAGTCTATATCCGAGCATTGGGTATTTACGTTTGCATAACAGGCAACTGGCCGAGAGGAAAAACAACAGTATGACAAAGAATTTTCCGTTAATAGAATTTCAGAAGGTTGGTTTTCCTATAGATGCTAGCATAAAAGAGATGTTCATGCTTAAATTGATTGCCGATAATTTACAGTTTATCCGGGATGAAATAGGCGTTCCAATAATTATTACAAACAGCTTCAGAACACGCGAGAATTATCTTGCAATGCTGAATAAAGGTTATTACCCATCGGAGACTTCAGACCATTTTTATGGGCAGAAAATACCCGTTAAAAACCCTGAGAAGATTGAAAAATACGGAGCATGGTTCGATCTCTCAACTGGTGCAGTAGACTTTAAGTGCGCTGAAATAGAGAAGAATTTCAAGAAAATAGTGCAGATGGCAATATCTGGAGAGATTAAAATAGGCCAGCTTATTCTGGAGTCTAACGGCAGTTCTAAATGGATACACATGAGCAATTCACCAGAGGCAGTATACGGAAAAGCTCTTGCAAGCAAGATACCTTTCAGACAACCTTATTTATGCAGTTTAGACGGAGGCAGAACATATATAAGCTATGAGGTATGACATGAAAACGTACAAGGCATCCAGAACCGCTGCAAAGGGCGGTAAAATGGGCTTAACCGTAGCAATAGCGGTTGCCATAACTAGCGAAGTTCCATTGCTTCAGGAGTATGCAGAACTCTCTATTCCACTTATCGCAGGAGCTTTAAAAATGATTACCAATGTTTTATCTGAAAAGTTTGGATTAAGACTATGAAAGCCTGGTACGTTGAAGAGCCTCAATGGAGAATAATTGGTAAAAACGAAGCCGTTCTTGAGGCTGACTGGAGATTTATTGTTGACGGTACAGACTTTTGGGTTCCTCAGGAAATATACTCGATTGACGGAGCAAGTATTCCCACAATAGCAAGCTGGATACCCGGTATTGGCAAGCCTTTCGACAAGGATAATATCATTGGAGGAGGGGCGCACGATCCGCTTTTTCTTGCTCATGTACTTGGTTTTAGTCCATCAAATGAAGTAGCTTATCAGCTATGGAGACAATCAGGCAAGAAACCATGGGCAAGCAAGGCAATGTGGTGCGCTATTCAGAGTCCGGCAGGCAGACTGGCATGGCGAAACGGTGCAGCAGAGCTTGAATGCTTGGCAATTACTCGCAGGCAGATCAAATGGCGTGATGACTGGCAGAAGTTTGAGTCTCTCTGGTTTTCTAAAGAAGTAGCATAGACATTATTCTCATTCCTTCCTAAAGCCAGTTTAACCGCTGGCTTTTTTTATTTAAATTATTTTCACAAACTACTTGCAATTACATAATGAATTGCTTATATTAACCTTATCAACGATTCACTATTAACGAAAGGACTTTTATGGCAGAAAAGAGAAACAGGCTGATAAATCTCACAGTTGAGACTATTCAGAAGTTGAACGAGTTTGCGGTTAAGACAGACCGTAAAAAGAATGAGATTGTAGATGCTGCAATCAAGGCTTATATCAAGAAAGAGAGTAAGTAAAAATGGAAACAAAGATTGAACCAAGAAATATGGATAATACTGGAATTACAAACATCGGCAAAACTAAAAACCAGTATAAACTTGTTTTAAATAGACGCTTAAAGCGCGGTGCTGAGAAGGTAGTCATCCAAAATAAAGCCACCGAGAGAACAAAAAAATCATTCAGCAAGAAGCCAGTGCCACGATCAAAGCGCATTGCCATTAAACTTGCCAGCAAGCCGCGTGGAAGTGGAATGCCTATCGTAAATCCTCAGAGACAGGCAGAAAAACAGACCATGAGGGCGCTAGGATTAAAAAACAGAAAACAGTTACGCAAACACAAAAAAGCACAGAGGAGCAAGTAATGGAAGAAGGAATGAGAATAACCAATACTGAAAGCACTTCGGTTGTATCTGCTGAGATTTTAGCGCAGACCATGGAGCTGTGTTTGACTGGAATGATTGCAAAGATCGATACGGATTTTGAATTGCAGAACTCTTATAAATTGCTCACCGACGTTAAGAAAACAGCAGCAGATTTACGTTCTGAATATGACAAAAAAGCAGAACCTATTTCAAATCAGCTTACAGAATTAAGAGAAGCATATTTTCCTTTGATTAAGCAGCTTATCGGTGAAAAGATGGACAATAAGGGCGGTATTGCAGCTAATCTTTCCAGCGTAACGGCATTGTACGTTATGAAGAAAGAGAAAGAAGCCGAAGAACTCCGCAGGATTGAGCAGAAGAAAATTGACGATGAAAAAGAAGTACAGGCAACCATTGAACAGAAGAAGATTCAGGATGCCGAAGTACTTGAAAAAGCAGCAGCGGTTGAAACTGATGCCGATAAAAAAACAGACCTTCTTAGGGCAGCAGATATAGCAAATACAGAAGCTCTCAAAGCATCCGAACGGGTTGCAAAACTAGACGAGAAGGTTGCCAATGCACCGACTGTTTATGTTCCTGGTAACATGAAGACCAAAATGGAATATACAGCAGGCGTGAATGATCATTGGGCAGCTTTATTGTGGTTAATTGCGAATGAAGGTAAAGGGTATCTTGAGGGCAGATCTGATTTCAAGAAGGCTATTGAAGGGGCTATGAACGCCATTGCAAAGAACAAGGGCAAGGACTTCAAAGCAGATGGTTGCGTTAAAATTTCAACACCAAAGGCAAAATAGTATGCCTCAAATATACTATTGCGCTGATTGCGCTATGGAGCATCGACTGCCATTAAAGCAGAGTGAAATTGCTACTAGCTATTGTCAGATATGTGGAACTGCTGACATTATTATGGGTAACATTACGGCTGAAGAAGCAGAAAAAAGAAATATTAAAACAATAAAAACAGAGGCAAAATAATTATGAGTAACGAAAAACAAACCAATGCTATTGAAACAGTAGCAACAGTATCAATTGCAACAGACACTGGGGAAGTTAAACTTTCTCCATCCATTGTTAAAAAGTTCCTTGTTTCCGGAAAGCCTGAATATATAACAGACGAAGAAGTTGTTCTGTTTATTAAATTGTGCCAGTATCAGAAACTTAATCCATTTTTGAGGGAAGTTTACCTGGTTAAATACTCAAAAAATTCTGCTGCTACCATGGTGACCGGAAAGGAAACTTTCACCAAAAGAGCGCAGAAGAATCCGAAGTATCAAGGACACCAGACTTTTATTTCCGACGACGGCAAGAAAGCATGGGCAGAGGTTCACGTTGAGGGCTATAAGGTTCCTATTCGCTGTGAGGTGGATCTTGATGAATATATCGGCAAAAAGGAAATCTGGAAGAACGGCAACCCCACAGGAGAGTTTGAAATAACAGCAACATGGAAGAGAATGCCTAAAACCATGCTTAAAAAAGTTGCACTTGTTCAAACATTAAGAGAAGCTTTTCCTGCCGATCTTGGAGGTTTGTACTCGCAAGAAGAAATCTCTCATGTTGATACTGACCAATTGCCACAGAAAGATGTTGTTATCACTGACAACAAACAGGAGCCTAAAGCTGAAACTACTCCAGAGAAACCAATGGAAACGATAGTTCCTGAAGTTGAGCAACCGGGATTCACGCCTTATATAAAAGGTGGTGAAAACGTAAAGGTAAAAGAGCCTCCGGTTGTTGAAACAAAAGCTGAACCGAAGGAAGAGCCAAAGGCTCCTTCTCTTAAAGAAAGCAGCGCAAAACTCAGAGACGAATATCTTGTAAGCATTGCCAATCTAAAAACTTCCGAGAACTGCCGATACTTACTCAGCACCATGGCAACAAAAGCCGGACTATTCACAGACCAAGATCGCAAGGTTTTGAACGCTGGATTTGAAGCAAAGAGAGCCGAGATACTTGCTGCTGAAAAAGCTGCTGCCATAAATCCTACTGAAGCCCCTGCTAAAAAACCTGAAATCTTGAATGAAGGTGACAAGGTAAAAGTAGAAGTAAACGGCAAAGTTGTTATTAGAGGCACTATTGAGAAGTTTGGCATAGTACAAGGCAGAAGAACGGTGAAGCTGAAAGAAAGCGCAACACCGGTATTTGCTGACCTTTGCACTAAAGAATAACCCCTCCCAAGGCCGGTGCCTTAGTGTGCCGGCCTTCTTTTAGAAAGGTTCGAAAATGTTAAAACTACAAGCATTAAGACAGGCTATTAAACTATCAGAAAGAATCGAGAGTACCGACAACATACGTAAAGACCTAACCGGAGATGTTTGGAAGAACGCTAAAGTTAGCCTGAGAATTAAAATGAGCAATTCAATTTCAGACGAAGATTACTATATACCACTTCAGATTGGTGCTACAGTCCTTATTAGTGCACTCGAGCAGGCGATAGCAGAAGACCGAGAAGAGATGGCACAAATAGAGAAAGAAATCAGAGAGGATATTTAAATGGAAGAAATTAAGATGGAACCAATTACTACTTTTGAATTTGCTGAGATGATGCTTGGTCGGAAACTGGAGCCTTATCAAAAGGAACAGTTATCACGGCTCACATACGCTCCGAGAGCATTCTTGCATAGACTAGGGGAATTCAAACAGCACATTATGAGAGAGGCTTTATTGCTTTGTTATGCTGATGCGATGGTAAAACGTCCGAAAAGGAAGTTAAGAGGCTGGAAAAATAAAGAAAGAGCATGGGGAAAGAAATGAAATACATTGTATCCAACAACAAAAAAGAAGCCATGGAAATATTTAAAGAACTAAAAGATCTTTTTCAATGTGAATCTTGCGAGGGCAAAGGAATAGTGAATTGTTGTTTTGGAGAATATGAACAATGTGATATGTGTGCTGGAACTGGCATAAAGGCAGACTCTTGATGAGCGAACCAAAACGCTTTACTCTCGATGATTTATTGCAAGTTATAGAGTATGCTAAATCACCAGTTCCACGACAGCCAATCTGTGCTATATGGTCAAAGAAAGCCTTCTTGCGCTGGAGAGAAGCAGGTGCATGTAACTTCACAGACGAGCAGATAAACACAGCAGGAGAACGAGGTGGATTTATTTGTGACGATAGAGGAATAAAGCTGTATTTAGATAAGGTAGTAGAGCTTGATAAATTAACCTTAAAAAATAATTTATTTTCTTAAAGATTTTACTTGCGCCGATATAATGTTTTACTTATATTAAGCTTATTGAAAAGGAGACAGTTGAAAATGAAAAAGCCAATTTGGATATTATTGTTTATTGCTCTTGTTTTATCCTCTTTAATAGCAGCTTTTGACTGTTATAATTGCGGAGGTACAGGCGTGGTTCAATGTACTTCTTGTGATGGCATAGGACGCACAGGAAGCTGTTTTACCTGTAACGGCATGGGAATCAAAGAGACTTCTTGCCTCGGTTGTAACGGCTCAGGCGAAACTATTGGAGGTTATCGTTGCTCCTTATGCAGCGGACAGGGCATAAAGAGAGAACGCTGTTATGCTTGCAATGGTACAGGATACGGCAATAAATGTTTTTCATGTAATGGACTTGGCTATAAAAGATGTGGTTGTAGAAGATAAATTAAAAAAGGATGAAACAATGTTAAATTCAGCCCGTTTGATAGGAAATTTAGGAAAGAACCCAGAGCTTAAATACACAGCTTCAGGACAACCGATAGCAAACTTTTCAGTAGCAACAAGCGAGAACTGGAAAGATAAACAGGGAGCAAAACAGCAGAAAACCACATGGCACAACATTGTTATCTGGGGCAAGCTGGCAGAAGTAGCAAACCAGTATCTTACAAAGGGCAGCACAGTTTATCTTGAAGGTAAGATTGACAACCGCAGCTACGATGACAAGGACGGAAACAAACGGTATGTTTCAGAGATCGTATGTGATAAGATGATTATGCTTGGAGGCAAGGGAAGCAAAGCAGAAACCCATCGGGACGAAGGAACAGTATTCGCAGATGGTGGAACAGCAACACCTGAAGAAAACGACCTCCCCTTTTAATCTGGAACAGTAATGAAAGACTTAGGAATAGCAAACGGATGGAGAGAAACACCACCAGAACTGATAACATGCAGCGATCAGGATCATAAGATATCGACAATAAACATTGGAAAGTGCTTAACGAAGTTTATTTGTCCAATATGTAAAATAAAGTGGGAGGTAGATTCAAGTGATTAACTCTTACAATCGGCAAGACATAAAAATAGAAGGACAAGAGATAAAAAAAACGGTTAAGAGCCTTTCCCCTTGTGCCTATTGTGAAATAATGCCAAATGAAGAGATTTGCAGGAAATGTACGCAGTCCGGGAATTATTCTGAGTTTTCAGGCATGGAAGCTGTTTTCATAAAAGAGACAGCATCACTTAAAGGAATAGATGAATTATGACGCCATATCTAAGCGTACAAATGTATGTACGTACTAGGGGCGCACAGTAGATGTTGTGTGAAATAAAACCGCCCGCAATACAAAACGCGGGCAAGCCCTCGGAGGAATAAGATGAATGATTTTGAAGAATGGTTTAAATCAAGCGATACGGTTCTCGCGTTAATCTTAATTGATGAGTCGCGGCCAACCTATTCTGGCTTAATTAAAGAAGTTGCCAAACTAGCTTTTGAAGCTGGTAAAAACATTTTGATGAAGGATGTTCCGCTCAAGTGCGCTCCTTGCGAATATCTCATGACACCAAAACAAGGTAGCTGTATGCGTGGTTCCGGCTTTGATAAATACTGCATACATAACGAAATGAAAACCGAAGAGCGGGCGGTTTTAAATCACACAACAAACGGCTGTACGGCTCCGCTTGCTTCCGCAAGCTCCGACCCAAATGGCAACGAATAAAATATTATGGAGCGTTGCCACTTCGTACAGCCTGACCGTTAGGCGAAATAACATTTTGCGCAAAGGCATAAACGCATGTTTCACATTCGGAGGAAATAAAATGGGTGCAATAGACATAATGAAAAAGCAGTATTGCGAACGACTCCAAAGCATTATGTACAATGCGTGTCGTGAAAAAGGATACGCCTATGTTGTCATGTCCGACAAAAAAGAAGATTTCTTGTCGTCTATCACCTATGATTTGGCATTGGCAATTTCCGAATATCAAGCAAAGGGACCGTACCTGATGCTAATTAAAGAGATGTGCGAATGGCTACAGACACATGCGCATCTTCCGCTTGCACCAGAGCTTTTATTGTGGCAAATGAAAGCCGAACAATTCATAAAAGAATAAAGGCAGCGCAAAATGTTAAATCGCCTAACAAGCCGCTATACGGTTCGTGCGACAAGCGCACTCTCCCAAACGGTTTGTAAAAATAGATTGGTGGAAATAAACCGCTTCGTATAGCGGCAGGACGTTAGACGAAATGCCTTTGCGCGCAAGACAGGGCGCATGTTTCACATTCGGGAAGAAAGGAATTAAGATGTCAACACAGTCGTATCAAATTTTTGTCGAGGGAACACCACAATCAGACCTCCAACAAATTGGTGTATTGATTTTGAATGTACCAAAAGGGGATGATGGGTATTGGACAGATTGTCTTGTCGAAGAATTGATAGAAGCTATAAACAAAGATTATGTAAGGGATTGCCACTGGACGGCAAAAGAAATCAAAGATAGTAACGCGCCTTGCGGATTCGGGAAGAAGTGAAAACATGGACTATCCAGTTGTGAAAATAAAAGACAACGGTCTTAAAATGTGGTGGTCTGGAGATAAGAGAGTTGAGCCTTATATGTACGAAGTAAATAAAGCTATAAATAATTCCGGCATAAAAGGACAAGACAGAATAACCGTTTATAATAAGTGCTACGAAGCCGTATACAATGCGATTATTGAAAGGAGTGGGAAGTGACAACATACCAAGATGAATGTATTGTCTCTCTCGTAAGAGACGAAATAGTAAAACATTGCGAGCAGAACATCGGAACAATAGAGGGATGTGCAAAGGCAATTAAAGACATCATTTATTTGTATGGCGATTCAATCTTTGCAGAGGATGAATTTGAAGAGTTCTCAAATAGCTGTAAGTCAAAAGATGAAGATTATGTAAAAAACGGAAATAGGCTTTGTTCGGAACTTTACCTTAATGGTAACAAGGGGTGTGATGTTTATAATTGCCCAAGACTTAAACGAAATCAAGAGAAATATATTAAAATGATTAAAGGCAGCGCGCAAAGGCACATCGCCTAACAAACGGTTTGGTGGTTCGCCTGTGTCACAGGCTCAGCCCAAATGCGCGAAACAATAGATTTTGAAATCGCGCACTTCACCAAACCTGGACGTTGGTTGAAATTTTAAACCGCGCAAGACAGAGCGCACCTTACAGGTTCGATAAAACAAAAAAGGAGAAAGACAAATGAAAGTGATAGACACAGAAAAACTACCAATTAAAATGTGGCTTAATGATATTGAAGTTGGAGCCGTCAATCAAGCTAAGAATCTTGCAAACTTACCATTCGTATTTAAGCATGTTGCTATTATGCCAGACTCACACCAGGGCTACGGTATGCCTATTGGTGGAGTTCTTGCAACTAATGGCGTTGTAATTCCAAATGCAGTTGGTGTTGATATTGGTTGTGGTATGTGCGCTGTAAGAACTTCCCTTAAAGGCATCAACCGCGATACCCTTAAACTAATCATGGGGCGAATCCGCGAACTTGTTCCTGTCGGTTTTGAACATCATAAAACAAACAGAGAATGGGAAGGTTTTAATAACGCTCCCGATATTCCAATCATTCAGCAAGAGTTGAACGCGTCCAGAAAACAGCTTGGCACTCTTGGAGGCGGTAATCATTTCATCGAAATTCAAAAAAGCGATGAATATGACTTGTGGATTATGATTCATTCTGGCTCTCGTAATTTTGGATTGAAGATAGCAAATGAATATCATAAAAAAGCTCTCGCCCTTTGCTCTATGTGGCACTCCGAATTAACAGACAAAGAGCTTGCATTCTTGCCAATCGAAACTAAGGAAGCAAAGGAATATTTAGAGGCCATGAACTTTGCTCTTGAGTTCGCAAAGCAGAATCGTTTTGAAATGATTACCGCTATAAAGTCAGCGTTCGTTGAACAATTTCCTGATATTGTTTTCGATGAGATAATTAACATTCATCACAACTATGCAGCATGGGAAAATCATTTCGGGCAAAATGTGATTATTCATCGTAAAGGCGCAACCTCTGCCAGAGAAGGCCAGATAGGGATTATTCCAGGCTCACAAGGAACAAAGAGCTACATAGTAAAAGGCAAAGGCAATCGTGAATCGTTTATGTCTTGCTCTCATGGTGCAGGGCGTAAAATGGGAAGAAAGCAAGCGACAAGAGAATTAAATCTTGAAGCTGAAAAAAAACTTCTTGATGACCAAGGAATTATTCACGGAATTAGAAATACTTCTGATTTGGACGAAGCCGCTGGGGCGTACAAAGATATTTCAGAGGTAATGGAAAATCAGAAAGACCTTGTTGAGATTGTTTTTGAACTTTCTCCACTCGGTGTAATAAAAGGATGAAAACTGAAGAGCGCGCAAAGGCAAGGAGAATAAAATGTCAATTTGGAAATGTGACGGCTGTAAAAAGCCTTGCGAAGTAAAAATAACAGACGAGGACATTGTTCCAATCGATTGTATTATTGGCATATTTTCGGATTGGAGAGAAATCAAAGAAGCGGCGCAAGGCAGCGCGGTACAGCTTACAACAAAGGACACAAAACATAAAGGACAATAATGAAAGCCTCAAAAAAAGAATATAACCCAATAAAAGGGACAAACGTATTCAAGCACATCGGAGCGTATTCAGGAACCATTAAAGATGGGGATTGCATATTCAATCTTTTAGAGATACCAGAGGGTTTTGTTCAGGTAAAAAGCGGGACGATCCAAGCGGGCGATCTTTTAAGATACGCAGATAAGCCGGACGCTGAACTCGAGTCTGTTATGGGGTGTAAGGTTGAAACGCACACAATCAGAGAAGCCGAGCTAACCATCGGTTGTGAGATAGAGAACTACTCATCTTTTTTTACGGTTTGGAGGAAAAAGCCTGAAACAGTAGAAGACTTTCAAAAGATATTCCAACTTGATATGAAAAAGCATATTGATCCCAATGAAACAAGCATAACTAAGCTATACCATGATTTTAGCAGACTTCTCAGAGAATTTCAAGAGAAGTACAGAGAACAACTTCTTTTGGCATGGTATGCAGAACATGGTTTCGCACCAGGAGAAGCAACAGTATGCACACAGCATTGCGACGATGGAATTGTAAGGTGCTGGATAGAAAAGAAAATAAAAAAGATTGACAATTAAGATTTGTAGAGTATATTTATAAGTATCAAGGACTCGCAAAATCCATGATACGAAAAACAAATTGCGGTTGAGGTTGGCTCTTACCATTAAATGATAACGTCTTTTGCGAGTCCCGTTATCGGCCTCGACCGCATACTTAGAAAGGACTCGCAATCCAATGGCACACTGGTTTAAACACAATCAAAACGCAATGAGCGATCCCAAAATACTACAATTACGCTTTTTGTTTGGCATGGAAGGGTATGGCATCTATTGGGCAATGCTTGAAACTATGCACCAAGATACAACTGGATATATAAATAAAGAGGCCATAGGGGGGCTATCAGTAGCCTATGGGGTAACCATCGAAAGGCTATCAGACATTATTAAGCACTGTGTTAAAATAGACCTTTTTTCTGAGTGCGAACATGGAAACATATACAGTAAACGCATGATAGAGCAAAAGAAAGAATTGGCAGAAAGTGCGTTACATGGGTTAAAAGGTGCGGAAAATCGCTGGAAAAATAGGGGGGCTATCGACACCCTACCGCCCACCCTAAAGGGTAGTGATGGCAACCCCAATGCAGATCAGATTAGATTAGATCAGATCAGAATAGATAATAACATACAAGAGATTTATGATTTGTACCCATCGACTGATAAAAACAATAATAAAAGACCAACAGGTAAATGTTCGAAGGATAAAGATAAGATTTTAAAGTTAATAAAAAGCATCGGATTTGAACAGTTGAAGTTGAGAATTGAAGACTATTTAAAAAATTGTGACAGAACAAAGGAATGGCTTAAAAACTTTTCAGTATTGTTAAATAATCTTCCAGAAATTGCAGTAGAGGTAAAATTAGATAAGGTTAAAAATTCTTTGGAAAACGTAAAGTGGATATAAACATATCAGAACTTGGAATTGAGTTTAGAACAAAAGGCGATGAGACAGCGCTCAAATATTGCCCTTTTTGCGAAGGACAAGACGAAGGTGACTTCACTCATTTTTCAGTGAATGTTGTTGACGGAGTTTTTCACTGTGTTAAATGTGATGCAGCAGGAACCTATACTCAGCTTAAAAATGATTTAGGCATAGGTGAAACCAGAAACATGCTCAGGCACCGGCAGTATGTTCGACCAGAGAAAAAGGATATTGCACCGAAAGCTGAAACATTTTATTCAAAATACAGCGAATTGAGAGGTATCTCTGAAGACATCCTTAAAAAGTTCCAAGTTGGAGAAAGCCAGCAGGATGGCAAAAAGATTGTTATCTACCAGTTCATAAATGAAAAAGGCGTTTTGTGCAACAGAAAATACAGATCACTTTCAGATAAAAAAGTAATGTGGGTTGAGCGTGGTGCAGAGCTAATTTATTACGGAGCACAGTTCTTAAAGCCACAGGAACAATATGGCTGGTTAATGGTTTGTGAAGGTGAAGACGATTGCCATGCTTTATGGCAAATGGGTTTTGAGAACGTTGTATCAGTTCCTCAGGGTTGCAAGTCTTATACTCCTGCAATGCACAAGGTTAATAACCGGTACGATCAAATCTTTTTGTTTTACGATGCAGATGAAAAAGGACAGGCCGGAGCCGAAAAGTTTGCTGAAATGGCCGGACACCATAAATGCTACAATGTTGTTTTGCCATTCAAGGACGCAAGAGACTGTTTGAATGCAGGAATGGATAAAGCCGGAATAGAATCTCTTATGGCACAGGCTGAAAGATTTGAACACGACGAAATTAAAAAGGCCACTTCTTTTTCCGACAGCGTAATAAATCACTACATGAATCCATCAGAATCTCTTGGAAGACCAACAGGCAATCAGGATTTTGACAGAATCCTTGGTGGAGTCAGAAAAGGTGAATTGACTTCCCTTACAGGACATACCGGAACCGGAAAAAGTACATTCGCTTTGAATGCTTCAGTATGGGTGGTTAAAAATGGAGGACATGCCCTTGTTATCAGCTTGGAAAATAAAATGAGACAAACAGTACAAAAGATGGTTGCCATCAACAGTGGAGAGGCTTTATTCGCACCAACACCTTCAGGAAAGAACGCACCATGCAAAAGTAGAGAGTGGTTCATGCACGAACTGAAAGAACTTGCTTCATATCCGCTATGGTTTTTCGACAGCGAGGCCGATAAGAAGGGTTATTTTAACTTAGACAAAATCGAAACGGTTATTGATTATGCAGTTAAGTTTAACCGGGTTGAGTTCGTTGTTTTAGACCACTTGGAATATTTTTTGAATATGAGTAACGTGGACAACAAAGTGAATGAAATAAACGGAGTAATGAGAAGGATTAAAAACCTTACAAAAAAGCTGAATGTACATATTTTGCTTTTAGCACATCCAGCAAAAACAACAGATAAAAACGGAGAAAGCGTGAACCTTGGAATAAACGGATTCAAAGGATCGAGTGCTATTCAACAGGAAAGCGACAATATTATAATCTTAAATAAAGGAGTGGATGGAGCCACCCTTCTTGCAAGAGCCAGAGTTGAAAAAAACAGAGAACATGGCAAAACAGGAGAAGTGATATTTCAGGTTTCAAGCAACATGAACACATACACAGAATTCACAGGAGGATTGTAATGAGAAAATGGATTAAATATTCTCTCGTCGAGTATCTTGCCAGATTTCAGATATGCTGGCCGGTAATAAGATTTTTATTTATCGTTTTAAAACTTAAACACGTTTGAGGAACTATGACATACACAGATCATCTACTTGAAAAAATCCTACTGGACTTAAAGTACACTAAAAATGAGATAGTAAAAACTACACACAGAGAAAAAATAGAAGAAGCTATAAACATCATACAGGAAATTAAGCACGAAAGGGCATAAAAATGAATTGCAGAATTAAAGGCGAGGTAAATTTTGAGCAGTGCCAGGAATGCTTTTACCGCAGACACCCAAAAGACAGACCAGAATCCAGACCGACATGCAAAAAAGTGAACATAATCGAGGACAAGAAAGAATGAAAAAGAAAGCCAAGTATTTTTCATCTAGAATGCTGAATCGCATGAAAGGCCGGAAAACAAGCTGCACTTGTTTCCATGGTCACGTTCACCATTCGCGCCTAGAGGCCAGACACTGTGCTGTAATCGAGGATATGCTAAAGAAAGGGGAAATCATCAAGATTGAACGGCAAGTTAATTTAAGGCTAGTCGCAGGCGGTATTAAGCTAGGTCGGCACATACCCGATTTTATCGTAACCTATCCAGACGGACACCGAGAGATTATTGAGTCAAAAGGTTTTGAAACGGCAGACTGGTTAAAAAAGAAGAAATGGACGGAGCAATTATACCCTGAATTGAAATACAATGTTTGGAGAAAATAATGGCTATCAAGACGTTGTTTAAGGGCAAGATTGAAAATGGTGTATTTAAGCCATTTGAGCCTGAAAAACTGAAAGCCTCTTTCAAGAA